CCACACATATACACATACACACACACACACACACCAAGGTGAGGTGGGGGGGGCTTCCAACCCACTCACGTGTGCAAAAAGGCGTCCTTGGTGGCAGCAATGGCCTTGAGAAACTTCACCCCTTGGAGAACCATGGTCTTCTCCCCGTACTTGCACACCCGCAAGATGTGGACGTGAAGGTGGTACTTTTTCACCAGGGACAGTGCCCTCACTGGGTAGCGGGTGAGGAGCTCCAGGAGGAAGTCCAGAACCATGGACTTGGAGGCTTTGCTGGCTGGGCCCTCCTTGCCAAGGCTTTCCAGGGACCTGTTTCGCGCAGGGGCTAGGGAAGAGGAGGAGGAGGAGGAGGAGGAGGAGAAGGAGGTGGAGGAGGAGGAGGGCCTTCCCCCCCATTTTTCCTCCCCCCCCCCACTCCCACCCCCTTGCCCAACACCTACCTCCTCCTCCTCCTCCTCCTCGTTCCCTGGCACTAGCAGTGGTAGGATGTCCTTCCTGAGCTTTCCTCCCCCCCCTCGGATCAAAGCCAGTAAGGAGTCCCTGTCCTTGGGGGAGAACTTTGGGGAGGACACAGAGGAGGGGAGGGCAGGGCACCCCCCCACACTCCCTTCCCCACCACCATCACCACCGCCGCCACCGCCACCGCCACCGCCACAGCCACCGCCCGTTGCGCTTAGATAATTCCCGCCCGCGATACGCCCCCCGCCTAGCAAGCTATTTAGGATCTGGTCTGTTTGCGCGGTATACGCCGGAGAAACAGGCCTAGGAATAGTGGTCCCACGGGGCACGATTGGCGGTTCAGTTGCGTAGGTGTTGGGATCTTCTTCACCAACAGAGGAAGGTAGATCAAACTCGCTGTCTGTGACGTAATCGGCAGGCACAGGCATAATTTCAGAAGGGTTAAACTCGCTGTCTGTGACGTAATCGGCAGGAACCTGACTTTCTGGAGTGGGTTGATTATCCCACGGTGTACCTTCCTTACCAGCCTCTGTCCACTGTTGCTGCGCAAGGGCATCCCGCAACTCACGCTCAGTGTTCACAGGGCCGTATCCAAAGTCAGTGCCCTCTGGGAAGGTTTGATCAGGACCAAGCGGTTCAACCCCCGAGTAAGGAGAAACGGTTTGGCCTCTAGCCCCAACACGGGGACCACCAACCGTAAACACACCACTCTGGTCGTACTGAACATCCCACAACGGATTAATATCCGCAGGGTTTTGATAGTTCATGTTGATAGAAGGTGACAACGAGGCATAACCATAGTCCGTTTCTGTATCAAACGGCCTGCGCGGGGGCTGCGGTATTTCCATTCCCCTATCAGCAAATGAACCCGTATAGGGTGCAGTACTAACGGGGCTGACGTTGCCATAAAGATCTGAGAACGACCCCGCTGGCGCGATGTTGGTGCGAACGGCGTCCAAAGCAGGGACAGGCGCAGTAGAGGTAATTTGTGGCGTATTGGTATAGGCGGCTGCGTTAGTTGGGGTTCCCGTCGTAGCAGAGCGCGGGGCACCCAGAACCTGATTTGTGACAGCATTACCTACTGTGGGGAACGTGTTGCTCCCTGTCAACAGGTTCCCAATACCCGCGCCGAGGGTGTAGATTCCGTACGCCGCGCCCGCAGGCGGAAAAAGTGCTCCTAACCCTGCGGCAGTCATATAGTCTCCCCCGCTGGAGACAACTTTTCTACCGATCGTTTCTGGAAGATTATCTACCCATGTGGGCGCAGTATCCTGTGGGCGAGCAGTCGGGTACGGGACGTTTGCGGCGGGGCGCGGGGCGTTGAGCGCATTTTCGATTCTATTTGTAGTGCTGTTAATGATTTCTCCGGCTGTTTTGCCACCCCCAAGCAGAGAATAGTTGGCATTGATAGCTTTAGGTGTCAACAAGTCAGAAACAGGGGTGCTCGGGTCTGCATTAAGCAGACTCCGTGCGCCGTTTGTGCCTAGAAAATATCCGAGATAAAGCGTTCCAGGATCGTCTGTTTTAAGAGTCTGACCAATCTGCGTAAGATACGATTTTGTAAGGTCTGCAGAAAACTCCGGGTTTTTCCGCATGTCAAGAATGTCTTGTGTGGTGTACCCCTCGGCAGGAGTAAACCTTCCATTCTTCATAGTACCCAGTTCTGGGTAGTTTTTAGCAATTTGTTCTAGCCAAGTACCAGAAACAAACTGACCAACACCAGTGGCGCTACTTTGAGGGTTTTTAGCGTCCGCAATATTTTTGGACTCAACCTGAAACACTGCGCGGGCGAGTTCATTAACCCCCGGAGAATAGTCTTTTTGCGCCACAGTGGGTGCTTCAACAGGCGATCCTGGGAATGTCCCCGTATATCGGCCCTTGGCCTCTGCCGCTCCAGCGGTGGCAAGATCTGCCTCTGGAGAGTAGTTCGCTATGGCCTGTTGCACGGCCATTTCTTCAGGATTGTAGATATCTGAACCCAAAAGATTACGGGCAAGAGTCTGGTTGTCCGCAGGAAGAATGCTGGAATCAAAAACAGACGGTTGAACATCCTCTGCGCTCGCGAGATATGGGGTGTTGTCTGCGTTTCGCAAACTCATAATGCCGGAGGATGCTTGATCAGCACCTGAGCCAAGCTCGGACGGAGCATACGGAAGTGGCCCACCGAACTGGGGCAAACTCGCGCTTAGTGTTTGCTCAGATTGAGAAAATCCTGGAGTGAAGGGGGTGGTGTAGTCATAAAAAATAGAAGGAGCTAAACTAGAAATAAAATCCGTAGTTCCAGAAGTGCCCGGAAAAGTCGGATAGTTTAAAAACGAGTCTCCAGAAAGATCTTTGTACGGATTGTTCAGAATCTGGTTTGTCTGCTGATTGATAAGTTGATCAGACGTGAACGAATCTCCAGACAAATTTGTGTTGGAGTTGTTCAAAATCTGATTAATCTGATCCTGCATGGATGTGCTCGAATCCGTGGACAGAGCATCACCATTATACACATCGCCTGTATCTGTGATCGCAGAAGACTGGTTTCCAGAATTTGCAAGCTGCGTTTGCAACTGCGCTTGTGACTGAGCCGTCTCCAAAGGAATTTTGATAGTAGCTCTTTGCAGGTCTGTCAACCCGCTGGGGTAGAGATCTGAAATCAACTGCTCTTGATTCACAGAACTTGGATTAGGGTTATTGCGAAGACTTTCCTCCAACATCCGAAGGCTATTCGCCATCGACTCATTAGAAAGCTGTTGCGCCCGCGCTTCACTTTCCGCCAACAATCTAGCGTTATCTAAGGCACCCGGATTATTCCAATCGTTATTGCCAGAAAGCCCACCCCCGCCACCAGAAAAATCAGAAACACCAGAAATCGTGTTTAAATCCATAAGCGCGGGTAGAGGAGGAGGAGCGAAATCAATGTCAGACATTTTGCGCTCCCGACCTTTGAAGCTGCGCGTCTACACGCATCTGAGCTATCTGCTCATTGGAACTGATCCGAGCCTGATTGATCCGCAGGGCCTCTGCCATTTTCTGCCTATCAATCTCAGTCTGAGCTTGGTCCATCTGCGCCTTGCGTTGGTTATCCTGCTCCTGGATATCCAACTCACGGCCCTTGAGTTTGACCAGTGGATCATCACCCTGTGCGTCTTTCAACAACGGGGCCAGCACTTGCTGCGTCATCTGCGCTTCCAACTTCGCAGCCGCCGCCTGCTGCATGGGCATTGGTACTTGCATCCCCTGCGCTGCGGCCTGTTTAGCCTGCTGGTCAACCTGAGTAGCCGCCGCCAGAGTAATATGCTCCATGACATGCGCGATCAAAACCCCATACACAGGGGGGCTAGTCTGCACGATCGGCGTCTGAATGAAAGCCATATGCGCCGCAATGTGCGACATGTGATCCTGATCAGGGAAAGCCTTCAAAGCCTTATCGCCTTGGGGCATTTGCAAGCTACGAGCATTCTCCATGCTCGGTGCTTCTGGCTTAGGCTCTGCAGGCGGTGGCAGCACCGCGTCAATGTCTTGCACACCAAGCGCCGTGTACATACGGCGATAAGCCTCGTACAGATTGTGCTTATCCGGCGCGGCGGTCGCCAGCTTCAACTGTTCCTGCGCCAGCGTGATACGCTGCGTCATGCTGAAGATGTTAGGGTCAGACACTGGGATAATGTCTACCTGACCGTTGAAATCCTGAGCTTTGACCTTTTTCTCAGCACCCACAACATCATAGGGGTACTCGTCGGGCAAATACTCCGAGAACACCGAAGCAAGCAGCTTGAGTTCCTGTTTCTGGGCATAGTGCAACCGCTTATGCACCGCCGACATCACCCGACTACCACGCTCCAAGAGAGCAATAGTTGTGCCAACAGGGAGTTCTTGGTTACTGTCCCCCATACCAAGGTCGGTGGTCCCAATAAACTTCTCAGCCGCGCCAACGCAGAACCCCAGAAGTTGGAACAGGGTCGCGCTCGGCTCTTTATACGGCAGGGGCATCAAGTTTTCGCGCAGCGCCCCACCGGGGGCGTCAACATCGCGCCACTCGCCGGGTTGCAGGGGGCTTTCCTGATCCTGGATGCGCATACCCTTGGCTTTGAAGCCTGCGGGCAAATTGGCAAGGGTGCCAGCGTCAATCAGCTGACGCAGGATGCTCGTGCTGCTCCGGCTCAGGTTCCCAATCAGGTGGACAAGGCCAAACCCGTAGAATCCAAGGCCGGGAAGGAACTTATAGTGGACGAAGTACTGCCGCTTGCGGTGCTTCTCGTCCTTTTCACGGTAATTCCGGCGAATAGCCAGAATCTCGTCGCTAGTGGTGTCAATCGTGACGATGTACGGAAGTTTGATGCCATCTTCGCTTTCAAAACCGGGCAGGTCGAGGTTGCAATGGCATTCGTAGAGCACATACTCCTCGGGGGTTGACCCCGGCTCAATGCCCTTGATCTGATCTTCTTTATCGCGGATAGAATCGTCATCCTGCTCGGTCGGTTCTTGAAGCTCGATGTCCCTGTAGAACCCACTAACCTGTTGTTTTCGCAGGCTATTTGAGCTGATAGGTATACGATGCGTTACACGCTCGCTGGTGTACAGGTCGCGGGCATTGTACGGAACGATGAGGTCTTTGGCCTGAATAAAGGGGCTGGTAGCCCGACCCAGATCGCCATCATAGTAGACTTTTTTGAACGCGCTGCCGCCGTAGCCGACGTAATAGAGCATCTGGTCAAAGTCTGGATCGTATTCTTCCATCACCTCGGTGATTTGGAAGTTCATGTAGGTTTTTACACGCTCGGCCTGAGCCTCTTTTTCCAAACTAGTCTTGCCGATGATCTGTGTACGGGTAGGCCCGCCCGGTGGGAGGAGTTCCTTGTAGGCTTGCGCCTGAAATTGGACAGTGGCCTCGTTCAACAGGGGGTGAGTTACACCAGTGCTGCCATTGAACGGCTCGGTACGCTCCTCGTAAGTCAGGCCAAGGAGGGTGAGCCCCTCCTCATACGCCTTTTCCCACTGCTCACGGGACGCTAAATCTTCAGCAATAAGTTCTAAAAGCTCACGGCTTATGGACGAGAGGTCATTTTCGTCCATAACTTCTGCGAGATTGTCTCCAAATCCGATAGAAGATATATCGCGGTTTGTTTCGTTCGCACCAAAAGTGATTGTAGCACCGCCATCTTCCTCTTCTACAACGTCAGCGTTGTCATCGGGGTTCTCAGAATCATCTGCGCTAGTGTCTACGGTGACGCCGGGGCCTGCTTCCACGTCTACAGATTCACCGTTTTGCGGGTAATCCGCCGTTTCGCCATCTACAGGGAACATACTGGCGGGGGCGTTACGCTCGACGTTGTTGTAGGGACTGTTCGCCATCAGTAGTACACCCTTCGCACCGGGCCACCCTCACGCTCGTAGATGTAATCTTCAGGGTGGGTGATAAAGCCACCTTGCCGAAAGCGCATGAGGGCTTGCGTCATGGCATCTACCATATCATCATGTTCTCCGAAGGGAAAGGCTGCTGTCTCTTCAATAACTTCTTCTGCCCAAGAAGCCTCGGGCGTCCACACCAGACCACTTTCAAATAATGGAGCCACCGCATTCAATCTGCTTATTTTATCATTGCCCCTGCTCGGGCTAAAATTCACCACGGGTATGCCACTCTGCCGCAGTTCCTGCGTCAGTGGTAAGCCCGCCGCCTTACTTTCGATGAGGATTGTGTCTGGTTCCCAGTACTTGAACTCGTCGAAGGCGATGCGCTTCAACTCTGGAAACTCCCACCGACCCTTTTTGGCGTCTAAGAGGATCAAGTTTGCGGGGCTATCCTCTGTTGGGTGGAACACTCCCCATGTTTGAATCGCGCTAAAGTCCGCCGTTTGGGTTTTCAAAAAGGCCGTGTCGTAGCTTTGCATCACGTATTGCAGCTTGGGGATCTTCTCGTGTGTCCAGGTTTTCCACCAGCTACGCTTTACAATGCTACTCATATCACTGGTTGGAGCCTGCATGTACTGCGCCTGCCACTTGGACAAGTTGATACTGGCCTTGA